ATAGGTATTGGTATAGGTATAGAACACCGCGGAAAAGCAAGGGCCTCCGTAACGCAGCCGAAATGGGTGACCAGAATGCTTGGACGTTGGTTGTGCCCAACGAGAGACGCACAACCTAAAGCGATAATATAGTTAATCAATCTTTATATTATTTCTATATAAGCAACATTGATTGGTGTGTTGCGCGAATTATCGTGTTTATGCTTTGACAATCTAAAATTCAAGCCTAGTCTTTTAAGTGGTTCCTACGAGGAGCCCTGCTGCTCGATTTGATTTGATTGGGTTTGAGTGAAAATTACTTTGGAGCGTAAAATGTCTGATTACAAGAAATCTCAGCAAACACCGAATTTTTCTGTGCCTCCGTCTGCAGAGGAAAGCGGTGCGTATCAGATCATCGCACGAAGGGCTCTAGAAAATCACGTGACGCTTGCTGATCAAAACCAAGGCGCGGCATTGCGTGATGCAAGTGCTAATTCGCTGTCGGAGACTGTCTCGACATCACAGTTTTCTCTTGCCTCGGCCTTTATTCACACTTGGGTTTATTCAAACCCAACGATTAATTATTCGAACGGAAGTAAGGTGAAGTTCAATGGAGAGGCTTGGGGGCTTGCGCTTGGTGGGGGAGTAATATGGCTTTCTGGTTGGATGGCGCCGCCGGAGCAAGCAATTGGTGACGTAGATTTCACTCTAGTCACATCGCCCGCGACAACGGAAATATGGTTGCGTAAGAATGGCAACACGATTGGCATGTTGCTTGGCGGCGGGATAAATGTCCAGGCTGGTACCGTAAACGGCAGTGGAACGATCGCATCGGCTTAGCGTGCGCGATGAACGTCGAAGACGCCGTCTCGTGCTGATGCTCGCTCGGGCCCACGAGACGGCTGCGGGGCCTGCGGCGAACGAGTCTGGGGAGGAATTCAGGGAGGAATAGGCGCCGGCATCTTGTGGCAGGTGCGCCATGTAGATCTGCTTCAGGGTGCCGGAGCTTGTGAAGAGGGATGGCGCTGTGCGGTCGTTAAATTGGGAAATGAACTCGTGCGCAATCTCATCCCGAAACAGAGGCGTCTTCAGTTCGACAAGATCGACGTCGACGCGATTTCCTTCTGCCGTCCATTCAGAGAAGGATCGGCTCGAAGGTCTCGACGCGGAGTATGAGTCCGCGGTCGCCATGGCAATGTGCGAAACGCGTTGGTTATGGCAGCAGAAGATAATGTCCCCGGTCTTGATCTTGGCGACGTTGTCCCAGTGATCCAAGTGCTGAACTTTACCCGACTGTGTCACGGTGTGTTCCGGTGCCCAGAGAAAGCTACCGCTGAGAACTTCATTGATTGTCAGCTCGACATTTACCCAGTAGAACTCCATTGCCCCGTAGCCCAGATTGTTGTGTTCGTGAGACGTTACCTTTGTTTCCACAGAAGTGGAAGGGGCAGATCGGACGAGTGGGAGCGACAGTGCGCGCCTGCTCCCCGGGGACAATTTCGGGGACAACTGCGGGCATTCAGGGGGTATCGATCACATTCGAAATATATGAATCATAGAAAAATCAAAGGTATACATCCCCGGCAACCCCCTTTACGCCCCTCCTAATTGGGTTCGAGTCCCATCAGCCACCCCAAAGAATTTCTAGCGGTATCAAGTAGTTAGAGAGCGGCACTGAGATTTTATCCAGTGCCGTTTTTGCTTTGGAATTCCCAAAATGGGAATTACATACCTCGCCGCCTCACGATCTTCGTGCGATCGTAGACCCGCGCAGTCGTCGCCGGATTCGCATGCAGGTCAGGCAGCGCCCCGCGTTCTGCCTTGTGCCTGGTGACGTAATAGGCGCGCAAGTCGTGGAATGTGAACCGCTTCCCAATCTTCTTCAGCTCGAGCGCCTTGCTCATCAGCTTCGACCACTCTGCCTTGAATCCGGATGGCGTGTAGTGCGTCGCATACCGGTTTGAGAACACGTAGAGGCAGTCGTCCTTGCGGGCGTCTCGCAGGCGGGCGACGAGTTCTGACAGGGCCGGGGTGATTTCGATGTGCTCGATCACCTCGCCGCGCTTCTTCCCGCGCTGCTTTGCGCGCTTGACGCGGATAACGCCGGCCGCTTCGTCGATCTGCGGCCACGACAGGTCGAGGAATTCGACCTTCCGATTGCCCGCGAGCGCCGCGTATTCTGCCGCCATGCCGATCACCGCCTTCTGGCCGCCGAGCGATGCAACCCAGGTGGCGAACGCCTGGAAGTCTTCCGGCTCGGGCGCCTCCGTACGCGGTTGCTCTTCGTTTCGGCGTACCTCTCGGCAGGGGTTGTGCTTCGCCTCGCCGCGATCGATTGCCAGGCCGATCAGGTTCGAGAGCAGGGCGACCTCGCGGTTGGCGCGCACCGGCGCGGCGGCGCGCTCGATGCGCAGGTAGCGGGAGACGTGCGTGGCGTCGATGTCTGCGGCGCGCATGTCGCCAAACGTCTCAAGCAGCGGCCCGCTGCATTGCGTGTAGTCGGTGCGGGTGTACTGCGAATACGCGCAGCGGCTCGCCGACGGACTCGCGATTCCGCAGAACCGCGAGCAGCTCCAGCTGCAGGACATGGCGTTTGTCGGCGCCGGACCGATACGGGCTGCGCCCGACCTGGTCAACCAGCAATGGGTGAGGCGCTACGACATGACCGTGACGCTGCGCCGCAAGATCACCCGGACCTACGCGGTCCTCAACCTCAAATCAGCCACCGTGGCGTCGACGACCGACTCGTCGACGCCGGTGGCTGGCATCTCGAACATCCACTCGTAGGGGACCAGCATGTCCAACGGATTGCCGGTATCGCGTCTGATCAACGTGACGATCAACCTCGCCGCGCTCGCGGCGCAGGGCGCGGACGTGAATACGCAACTCATCATCGGGGCGTCGCCGTTCATCGACACGAATGAACGGCTTCGGTCGTACGGCAGCATCGACGAGGTCACGGCAGATGCGGGTACCAACTCGCCGGAGTACTTCGCCGCGGCTCTCGCGTTCAATCAGGTGCCGAAGCCGCAGCGAGTCTGCATCGGCCGATGGGCGAAGGCGGCGACGGCCGGATCGCTGCGCGGCGGCGTGCTGTCGACCACACAACAGGACATCAACGTCTGGAAGGCCGTTACGACTGGCGCATTCAAAATTCCGGTCGACGGCACCATGAAAACCGTATCGGGCCTCGATTTCTCCGCACAGACGAACTTGAACGGCGTCGCGACGGTGATCGGTGCGGCTTTGACCGGCGCGACGATCGTATGGAACGGCTCGCAGTTCGTCGTCACGTCGAGCACGACCGGCACATCGTCGAAGGTCGGCTACGCGATCGCGCCGGCGAGCGGCACGGACATCTCGGCGATGCTTGGGCTGACGAGCAGCCTCGCCGGCGTGCCGGCTGATGGTATCGCCCCGGAGCAACCGGTCGATGCCGCAGCGATCTTCCTCGATCGCTTCTCGAACAAGTTCCTCGGCCTCGACTTCGCCGACGCGTCGATCACGGACGATCAGCACATCGCGGTCGCGAGCCTCATCGAAGCAGACCAGCGGCACATCTACGGCATCACGACGCAAAACCCGCAGGTCCTCGACTCGACCGTGACGACCGACATCGCGAGCAAGCTGAAGGCTCTGAATCTGAAGTACACGGTCGTGCAGTACTCGAGTTCGACGCCGTACGCTGTGTCGTCGCTGCTCAGTCGCCTGCTGACCGTGAACTTCAACGGCAACAACACGACGATCACGCTCATGTTCAAGCAGGAGCCGAGCGTCGCCGCGGAGCAACTGACCAGCACGCAGGCGAACACGCTGCAGGCGAAGAACTGCAACGTGTTCGTGAACTACAGCAACGACACGTCGATCATCCAGTACGGCGTTACGCCGAGCGGGCTGTTCGCCGACTCGGTCTACAACGCGATCTGGTTCCGCAACCGCATCGAGACGGACGTCTACAACTTGCTGTACCAGAGTCCGACGAAGATCCCGCAGACCGACGGCGGCAACGCGCAGATCGCTGCGACGATCTCGGCGGCCTGCGAGGCAGGGGTGAACAATGGGTATCTCGCGCCCGGCGTCTGGAACTCGGCCGGCTTCGGTGCTTTGAGCCAAGGCGACACGCTGGCGCAGGGTTACTACGTCTACCAACCGCCGATCGCGACGCAGTCGCAGGCCGACCGCGAGGCGCGCAAGTCCGTCGTGTTCCAGGTCGCAGCGAAGGAAGCCGGCGCAATTCACAGCGTCGACATCCTCGTCAACGTCAACCGCTAATAGGGGCAACTCAACATGGCGACTTATAGCTTTCAGGACGTCGCGGCGTCGATCGTCGGCCCGGGCGGAGCGTTCTCCCTCGGCTACGGCGAAGCAACCGCGGAAGAAGGGATCACGATCGTGCGCGCCGGCGACAAGAACACGATGACGATCGGCTCGGACGGCGAGGGCATGCACAGCCTGCATGCCGACAAGTCTGGGCAGGTCACGCTCCGCTACCTGAAGACGGCGCCGATCAACGCGAAGCTGATGGCGCTGTACGACGCGCAGTCGCTCGACAGCCGCCTGTGGGGAAAGAACCTGATCGAGGTTCGTCAGACGGCGGCCGGCGACGTGGCGACCGCGCGCAGCTGCGCGTTCAAAAAGGCGCCCGACCTGAAGTACGCAAAGGACGGCGACATCGTCGAATGGGTCTTCGACTCGATCAAGATCGACAACATCCTCGGGACGTACTGAGCATGACGACCGAAGTCCAATTGAACGGCGTGCGATACGCGATCGGCAAGCTGAGCGCGATGCAGCAGTTCCACGTGTCGCGGCGCATTGCGCCGATCATCCCGCCGATGATCCCGGTGCTGATGAAGTTCTACGCCGAGCTTGAACAGGCCGACGTTGCGCGCGAGCAGGCGCGCACGAACGCCGCGCTCGCGGCTCTCGAAGGCACTGGCGACACGGAAGCGTCGAGCAACGGATCAGCGGCACCCGAGGCCGATCGCTCGCGCGAGCTGCTTTCGCTGGTCGACGCGATCGCGCCGGTGCTGCAGCCGTTCGCCGACGCGCTGGCCAGCCTGAAGGACGAGGACGCGGAATACGTCTTCGGAACGTGCCTGTCCGTTGTAGAGCGCTGGCAGGGGCCGGGTTGGGCGAAGGTCTGGAACACCGCTCACAAGACGTCGATGTTCGACGACATCGGCATCGACGTGATGCTGCCGCTCGTCGTGCGCGTCGTGGTGGCGAACCTCGGCCCTTTTATCAGCGGGCTGCTTACCAGCCAAGCGAGCAGCCCGGCGGCGACGTAGGCTGGATTCGCACTCTGCCTGGCGGAGAGGACTGGCTGCTTGCTCCCGTGCACGCCCAGATGTGCCGATACGAGTCGCTGCTCGACGGGACGCTCGGCCTGGCCGACGTCGCGCTGTTGAACGATTCCCTTGCCGTCCGGGCAGACAACGAAGCGGCGCTCCGCCGCAAGATGGAAAGAGAAAATGGCTGATTCGGTCGTCATCCGCGAGTTCCTGGTCGCGCTCGGCTTCAAGGTCGACGAGAAGGGCCTGAAGAACTTCAAGGAAGGCGTCGAAGGCACGACGAAGGGCGTCAAGCAGCTGATCGCCACGGTGTCCGGCGCCGCGCTCACGGTGAGCGCCGGCGTCGCGGCATTCGCGTCGAAGCTCGAGCGCCTGTACTTTGTGTCGCAGCGCACCGGCGCATCGGCAACCAACCTGCGCGGCTTCGAGTTCGCCGCGCGCAATATGGGCGTCTCGGCCGAGGCGGCCACCGGCACGATCGAGAACCTCGCGCGCTTCCTGCGCAACAACCCGGCGGGCGAGGGCTATCTCGCGACGCTCGGCGTGCAGACGCGCAACGCGAACGGTGAACTGCGTGACACCGTCGACATCATGTCGGACCTCGGCAAGGCACTGGCGAGCAAGCCGACGTGGCTCGCGAGCCAGTACGGCAACATCCTCGGCATCGACGAGAACCTGATGCTCGCGATGCGCAACGGGGACTTCGAACGCCTGCTGAAGCAGTACCGCGAGATGTCGCAGTCGACGGGCCTCGACAAGGCTGCCGACGACTCGCATCGGTTCATGACGCAGCTGCGTGGGCTTGGCACGACGTTCGAGAACCTCGGCATCCGCGTCGAGGGTGCGATGCTGCAGAAGGTCGGGCCTCAGCTCGACCGGTTCCAGCGATGGGTCGATGAGCATGCGGACGAGATCGCATCCAAGATCGGCGACATCGCGAACACCCTGCTGAAAGTCGCCGAGGCAGCGGGGCCGCCGCTCGGGAAGCTGGTGGATCTGCTCCTCCAGCTCGACCGCGCGACCGACGGCTGGTCGACCAAGATTCTCCTGCTCGGTGTGGCGCTGAAGGCGCTGGGCGCATTCAAGATCGCCGGCGGCATTTGGAAGATCGTAGGAGCGCTGCGCGCGGGCGGTGCGGCGGCCAGTGGCGCAACGGGTTTGCTTTCGGCGATGGGAGTCGAGCTTGCCGCGCTCGCCTCGAGTGCGGCCGCCGTCGGCTCCGCGTTCCTCGGTTGGAAAATCGGCGACGGCGTGCGCGACCAAATCGATGGGCTGATCACGAAGCTGTCGGGCGGCCGCTTCCGATCGTTGTGGGACATCCTCACGCTGAAGGATCGCCGCGGGCTCGACTTAACCGGCGGATACACGCAGGCGGAAATCGACAGCATGAAGGATCGCGGCGGCGCGAAGCTGACACCGCCGCGTGGTGCCGGTCCTGCTGCGCCGGCGTCCGCCGAGGCATCCGGCATAGTCGGTGCGATGTCGCGCCTCGCTGACACGGCGTTCGGCCGCCTGATCGCGCGCGGCGAGGGCGACTACAACAGCGTCAACCGCGGCGCGCGTGGCGGATACCGCGCGGGCACCGAAAACCTCGAGGGCATGACGCTCGCGCAGGTCATGGCAGCGCAGCGCGCGGGGCAGTTCAACGCCGCGGGCCGCTACCAGATCATCGGTAGCACGCTCGCGGAGGCGGCGCGCGCGTTGAAGCTGAACGGCGACGAGATGTTCGACCGCAAGCTGCAGGATCGGATCTTCGAGCAGTACTTGGTGCGTAACAAGCGCCGAGCGATCGCCGACTACGTCGAAGGACGCAGCGACGATCTGCGCGGTGCGCTGCGCGCGGCGTCGCGCGAGTGGGCGAGCGTGGCGGACCCGGACACCGGCCGCAGCTACTACGCCGGCAAGGGGAACAACCGGGCGAGCATCACGGCCGCTGAGATGGAGGCCGCACTGCGCAATACGCGCGCGACGTACCAGCCGGCGGCCTCATTGACGGCGCAGCCGGCGGCGCGGCGAAGGTCGAGCTGCATCAGTCCACGCAGATCCACGTGAGCGGCGCGGGTGATCCGGCGGCGGCCGGCCGCGCAGTCGAGCGCGAGCAGCGCGCGGTGAATGCCGACATGGTGCGGAACCTACAGGGGGTGATCGCATGATCATCGACATGATCACGATCTCGCCGAAGAAGATCGGCAGCATCACGGTGCAGGTTGCGATCGAAGAGGTTTACAACGACGAATTGACGATCACGGAGCATCCGGTCGAGCAGGGCGCGCAGATCACCGATCACGCGTTCAAGCGCCAGCCGGATGTCGCGATGCGATGCGGCTGGAGCAACGCCGACTACGAGGCGCTGCTCGGCGCCGCGGAAGCGACGTTCGAGGGCGGCGGATTGCCGTCGGCGCAATACGTGAACGCGATCTACTCGCAACTGCTCGCGCTGCAGGAGGCGCGTACACCGTTCGACGTGACGACGAGCCGCCGCTTCTACCGGAACATGCTTCTGCAGGGGCTGCGGCTCACGACTGACGTCAAGACGTCGAGCGCGCTGATCCTGACGGCGACGCTCAAGCAGATCCGGATCGTTTCGACGCAGGTGACGAAGCTGCCACCGCGCGAGAACCAGGCCGACCCGGCGTCGACAGCCGAGACCGGTAACGGCGGCACGAAAGCCGCCATGCCGGCGACGCCGGCGCCAGGTGGCGCGGTCCCGCCGGGGAGTATGTGATGCCGAGCTTCTTCGAGATTCCGTTTTCGCCGCGTCCGGAGCGCTTCACCGTGACGCTGAGCGGGACCGACTATCGCCTGACCGTCCAGTACCGCAAGGCCGGCGGTGCGGGATGGGTGCTCGACATCGCAGACGCGTCCGACAACCCGCTGGTGTCCGGCATCCCGCTGGCGACTGGTGTCGACCTGCTCGCCCAGTACAGGCACCTCGGCTTTCAGGGGCGGATGTGGGTGCAGGGCGCTGCGGATCCGGATGACGTTCCGACGTACGAGGATCTTGGTATCGGGTCGCACGTTTTCTGGGTTACAGACTGAGCTGGACCCGACTGGTATAGTATTTCGATCGAGTAGTTCAATCATCGACGCAATTTTAGGACATGGTCAATCCAGTTCCGCTTTCCAAAGCTCACAGTGCATTCACGGCGCTTACAGGCATGCGCATGAAAGGCATTGAACCTGACCAATTTTCATTGGCGCGGTTCGAGCGAGACGCTCGCGAAAGTACGAATGTCGATCCCGTTACGACTCAACAGCTCTTCGGAGTGATCGCTTCTTGTAAGTGGGACGTCGACGGCGTTAATCGAGCGTTTTCGAAAGCAGTGGATTTAGGTGGTGGCCATGCAGTCGTTGCGAATTGGGCGCGAGCATTTCGCGATTTGAACGATTTGGAGCGAGCGTCTGAATTGATCGAGAAAGCGTCGGATCTTGCGCCCGAAGCTCTGATGTATCTTCAAGAGGCAATCCAAACAACTTCACGGCCGGGCGGTGGGAGACCACGGAGAGGCTGCTTGATTTGATGACGAAGCGTTCAAAGACGGTAGACGAGAATCTGTTGCGAGCTCGGGACGTTATCGATATTTCGGCGAAGATGGGATTGAAGAGTTCCACCGTCGCAAATGTTGTAAGAGTCAGCACACGTTTTCTGTTCGACGAACGGGTAAGGCTTGTTGGGATTCGTGACCTCATTGAATCGATTCCCGGCGAGGAGAGTTTGTACTTCGAATTGTTTGTTCGAGAGTCAGAGGAGCGTGCTCAAGAACTTGATGAGCGACTGACGCCGATTCTGTTTGATCAAGTGCCAGACTTGCAACTCGGGCTGTTCGGCGTTTCGATTGAGGCCTTTCCCGATGTCTCCGCTTGATTTTATCGAGGTCGCACGATTGCTCGCGGCATCTCAGAACTCTGAGGCGGCGATGAGAAGCGCGGTTTCGCGCGCATATTACGGGGCACTTCACAATTGCAACGAGTGTGTGCCGAAAGATTTTGCGCCCAAGGCTGAAGAGTTTGTCGACGCAAGTAGCCATCGAGCGATCATTGATGCGATGGAGCGGTGGGGCCGTCAGTTGGTGCCGCGCCGGACCGAGGCTCAGCAGGCAGCCAGATTGATCTCGAAGTTGAAGCGACTGCGCGTCCAAGCAGACTACAAGGTGACAACTGAATGGGATGTCGATGCAAGTGCATGCATCGCGACGGCGGAAAAGATAGTGCAGCTTACAACTGATGCCAGCGGGAAGTACTGCAGCCGCGAGAACGGATGATCAAACCCCGCCTCTGCGGGGTTTTTTATTGAGCATTTGAAAAATGAGCGTTCCGCAATTCGGCCGTAAGGTTTCGCTGATCATCGGCTTCGACAGCGGCGAGGCGCTCGACCTGTCGGAGCTGCGGATCGTGTTCCGCGTGCAGCGCGGCGACCTGCAGACGCCGAACTCGGCGCGGATCCGCATCTACAACGTGTCCGCGACGACTGCGCGGCGCGCACAGAAGGAGTTCACGCGCGTCGTGCTGCAGGCCGGGTACGAGGGCAACTACGGGATCATCTTCGACGGCCAGATCAAGCAGGTGCGACGCGGGCGCGAGAGCCAGACCGACACGTTCCTCGATATCACCGCGGCGGACGGCGACTCAGCGTACAACTTCGCCGTGGTCAACACGACGCTCGCGGCCGGGTCGGTTGCAACGGACCATGTGTCTGTCGCAACGGCGGCGATGAACCCGTACGGCGTGTCGCTCGGCTACATGCCTCAGGTGACATCGAACCCGCTGCCGCGCGGCAAGGTGATGTTCGGAATGGCTCGCGACTTCCTGCGAGGGATCGCGAAGACCACGCAGACGGTCTGGAGCATCCAGGATGGGAAGGTCGTCCTGGTGCCGGAGACAGCGTACATGCCGGGCGACATCCCGGTGATCACGTCGGAGACCGGCATGGTCGGGCTGCCGCAGCAGACGGCGAACGGCATCGAGGTGAAGATGCTGCTGAACCCGAGCGTGAGGATCGGCCGACTGATCTGGCTCGACAACGCGAGCATCCAGCAGTACGAGTACAGCCTGAACGTCGGTCAGCAGGCCGAGAACGAGCGGATCGAGATGCAGGCGAAGCTGCAGGACGACGGCTTCTACTATGTGATGCTCGCGGAATTCAGCGGCGATACGCGCGGCGAAGAGTGGTACACGAGCGTGATCTGCCTCGCGGCCGACGTCACGGTGCTGCCTGACTCGTTCAAGGACAAGGCGGCGGTGCCGTCCGCCGACGTGATCAAGAGGTTCGGCTAGCGTCCGTACGTCGGCAGCGCCTTGATGGTCATCGTTGTGTTCTCGCCGTTGCGCTTGACGTCTGCGCGCGCGAGCACATTGAGCGGCATCGACTTTGTCGGCATCTGCGGCACGATGATCAGGGCGTTGCCGTCGATCGTCTCGCCCCAGCAGCCGATGTCCCACACGCCACGATAGGACTCGTAGCGCCGCATGTTCTTCGCGTTCGCGAGCGGCAGATCGCATTTCTTCGCCGTGTACAGGATGGTCGGAAATTCGTTTTCGACGGTCGCGCCGACCTTCATGCCGGCGAACGGGTAGACGTAGGCGTCGTCAGCGACGGCGGCGAGCGGCGCGAGCAGCGCGGCGGTCAACAGCAGTTTTTTCATTTTCATCCCATGGATCGACGTGAAAGGGTGGGCGACCCGGAGGTCGCCCTGCGTGAAGCGTTCCACGGTGTGCGCGCGGGCATCTGGACAGCATTGCCCGGCATCGTCCAGTCATTCGAAAGCGCCGCCGACATGCAGTGTGCAGCCGGCGATCAAGGCGCAGGTGCGCGGCCTCGACGGCACGATCCAGAGCGTCGCGCTGCCGCTGCTGGTCGACTGCCCGGTCCAGTTCCCTGCCGGAGGAAATTGTACGTTGACGTTCCCCGTGGCGCCGGGCGACGAATGCCTCGTCGTGTTCGCCTCGCGCTGTATCGACGCCTGGTGGCAGTCGGGCGGCGTGCAGGAGCAGGCTGAGCTGCGCATGCACGACCTGTCGGACGGGTTCGTGCTGCTCGGCTTTCGATCGCGGCCGCGCGCGCTCGCCGGCGTCAGCGCCAGCTCGACGCAACTGCGCAGCGACGACGGCGCGACGTACATCGATCTGAACCCGACGCTGCAGAAGATCAAGATCGTCGCGCCGGGCGGTTTCGACGTCGTCGCGCCCCTGTCGACGTTCTCGGCTGCCGTGACGATCACCGGTCTGCTGACGTTCGTCGGCGGCATGGTCGGCAGCGCGGCGATCGGCGCCGCGGCCGTGTTCAACGGCGTCATCCAATACATCGGACAGGTCTTCGCGAACGGCAAGCGCATCGACGACGCCCACACGCATCCGGACGCCCAAGGCGGTAACACCGGTCCAGTCAACTGAGTGGGCGGCGTACCTATAAAAAACCCCGCATTGCGCGGGGTTTGTAGTTTCTCAGGTGGGATGGCTCAGGCGTGCGCGTGCTCTCGGATCTCGCGCAGCACGTCATCGCCAATTTTCTCCTTGGCGAGTGCGGTGTCGTAGTGCGTCTGGAGATTCATCCAGCTCTGCGGATCCACGCCGAAGAACGCGCCGAGGCGCACGGCCGTATCTGCAGTAATGGCACGGTCGCCTTTGACGATTTCGTTGATGCGGCGGGCCGGAACACTGATCGCTTTTGCGAGGGCGTATTGGCTGATGCCCATCGGCTCCAGCCAGTCGAGCGCCAGGATTTCACCGGGCGTCGCCAGGGGTACTTCTCGGGTCATGACTTTCTCCGGGTTGGTCAGTGGTAGTCGACGATTTCCACATCAGAGGCGCGGCCTCCAGCGAACCTGAAGCAAATGCGCCACTGATCGTTGATGCGGATGCTGAATTGGCCTTGCCGGTCTCCCTTCAGTGCTTCGAGCCGGTTGTTCGGCGGGATGCGGAGGAAGTCTAGATCGGCCGCAGCATGCAACTGCTGGAGCTTGCGGATAGCTACGCGCTCGATGTTGGCAAAGCGAGCAACCCGCCGGCCGTTGAATAGCGCTTCCGAATCTCGGCAGTTGAACGATGTAATCATGAACCAATGATAACGCAATGCGTTAATAACGTCAAGCGTTACTAACGTTTTTGGGGTACGAATGCGATACCGAAAACTCGCCGCTGACGGCGATTGCGTCTTCGGCGGGGGCGCGGCCGACTTTCTCGTGAACGCGCCAGAGGCAGTCGCGCAGGCCGTCTTGACGCGACTGCGCTTGCTGCGCGGCGAATGGTTCCTCGATACGACGGCCGGTATGCCGTGGGCAACCGACGTGCTCGGGAAGTACACGAGCGGCAAGTACGACGCGGCGATCCGAACGTGCATCCTCGGCACGCAGGGCGTGACCGAGCTGACGAGCTATTCAAGCTCGGCGGACCCGGAGACGAGCGTGCTGACCGTCAGCGCGACGATCAACACCATCTACGGCACCACCACGGTACAGGCGACATTGTGACTCTCACGACCCTCGCACCTACCATCGACGCGAACGGCATCACCGCGCCGACGTACGCGGACGTCTTTGCATTTTTGCAGGACCAGTACCGTTCGATCTACGGCACGGACACGTACCTGGAGCCGGATAGCCAGGACGGCCAGTTGCTCGGCGTGTTCGCAAAGGCGATCAGCGACGTGAACTCGGTCGCGATCGCGATCTACCGATCGTTCAGCCCCGCGACTGCACAGGATGAGGCGCTGTCGAGCAACGTAAAGATCAACGGCATCGCGCGCAAGGTGGCATCGTACTCGAGCGCGGATCTGGTGCTCGTCGGGCAGGCCGGCAAGACGATCACCAACGGCGCTGCGAAGGACGCCAACGGCGTGCAATGGATGTTGCCAGCCACCGTGACAATCCCGCCGAGCGGCACGATCACGGTCACGGCCACGTGTGCGACGATCGGCGACGTCTCCGCGCGCGCGGGCACGATCAACCAGATCGCGACGCCGGCGCTCGGCTGGCAATCGGTGACGAACCCGGCGGACGCGGCCGAAGGCGCGCCGGTTGAGAAAGACGCGGTGCTGCGCCAGCGCCAGACGGTGTCGACGGCGTTGCCGTCGCTCACGGTGCTCGACGGCATCATCGGCGCAGTCGCCAACGTTCCGGGCGTCACGCGGTATGTCGCCTACGAGAACGACACCAGCGCGACGGACGCGAACGGTATTCCGTCGCATTCGATCTCGCTCGTCGTCGAGGGTGGCGATGCGACGGCGATCGCGAAAGCGATTGCAGCGAAGAAGACGCCCGGATCTGGCACGTATGGCACGACGGCGATCGTCGTTACCGACATTTACGGCCGGCCGATCACGATCAGGTTCTTCCGGACGACGGCGGCACCGACGGTGGCGACCGTGACGATCAAGGCGCTCGCCGGGTACACCAGCCAGACGGGCCAGCAGATTCAGCAAGCGGTGTCAGACTACATCAACGGCGTGCAGATCGGCGGCGGCCTGTCGGGCAGCGTCGAATGGGGTGACGCGCTGACCGCAGCGAACAGTATCGGCGGCGGCGTCACGTACAAGCTGTCCGGTCTGACGTTGACCGGGCCGCGCGGCGCCGGCGCGCCGGACATCGCACTGCTGTTCAACGAGGCGGCGTCGTGCACGCCCGCGAGTGTGACTCTGGTGGTGACATGATGGCCGAGCTGACCGACTACAACGCGCTGATCACGTCCGAGCACAGCGACAAGCCGCGCTTCATGGCAACGATCGCGGCGCTCGTGCAGCCGCTCGTCGACCAGATGAACGTGCTGGAAAGCATGCCGGGCAAGTTCGATCTCGACAACGCAGTCGGTGTGCAGCTGGACGACGTCGGACTCTGGGTAGGGGTATCGCGAAGGATTCGCACGCCGCTGACCGGCATCTACTTCTCGTTCGACATCGATGGGCTCGGCTTCGGTCAGGGGATCTGGAAGGGGCCGTTCGATCCCGGCACGGGCTTGACGGTGCTCGACGACGACACGTATCGGCTCGTCATCCGCGCGAAGATCGGCGCGAACCACTGGGACGGAACGCTCGAACAGTCGGTCGCGATCCTCAACAGCATCTTCGACGCGGATACTCACGTGTTCATTGAGGACCACCAGGACATGTCGATGACGATCGGGATCTCTGGAAAGGTGCCGTCTGCGGTGTTTCTCGCGCTGCTCGCCGGCGGGTACATCCCGCTGAAACCCGAGGGCGTGCGCGTCAACTACACGATCGTCACAACGGTCGACGGCGCCCCGATGTTCGGCTTCGACATGGCCGGCCCGTACGTGTCCGGCTTCGATGTTGGCGCGTGGGGAAAGCCTGTCTGACCCAGACAACGAATTCCACTCTTTGAGCCGCCTTCGGGCGGCTTTTTTATTTGCTCGGAGCATTGATGGGAACCAATGACTTTCTCCCGTTCGGTGGCGGCGGTTCCGCGAACGTCATCGATCAGCTTACCTACGCCGCGCTCGCTGCTCGCACGACTGGGTTTCAATCTGGCACTGCGCAATCGGCGCAGCTCAACAAGGTCTGGCGCCAGTCGAGCATCATGGCCGCGGTTGTCGCACAGTTCGTCGTGAACCAAACCGGCCAGAACGCGACGGATGACGGCACGACGGCGACGCTCTTGTCGAACCTCGCCACGGCTGTCGCTGTATCGGCGCGCCAGAATCCCGTCCTGGCCGACACTGGCGCAGCGAACGCATACGCAGTCGCCAACATGGCGGCGTTCCCCGCTTACCCGACCGTCTCCGGCCTGGTAATTGACGTGAGCATCGCCAACGCGAACACGGGCGCGTCGACGCTGAACGTCGATGGCCTCGGTGCGAAGCCGATCTATGGGCTTGCCCTCCAGCCGCTCCAAGGCGGCGAACTGGTCGCCAAGGGCGTTGCCTGCTTTCTGTACTTCGTGGCGTCGACCGTCAATGCGGGGAATGGTGCGTGGATCCTGATGGAGTGCGCCGGCGGCGCCCAGCAAGTCGCACCCGCCACGCAGAGCCAACATGCACTTCAGCTCGGGCAAGCGACCGGCCGCCTCTTGCGCACGACCGTCTATGCGATTGTCAGTGGATCGCAGT